ATGCCAGCAGAAGCAATACCTCCTATTGCTCCAAGTTCCATATTCTCATATGATACCTGATCGTCAAACCTAATACTTGATGGGAGATATAGTATAACTCCAGTATCATATTGAGGTGTTGACACTGCTGCTGAGACATATGTTTCTTGGTCGCTTGGATTATTTAATTCTACATCTGTATTAAATTCATTTGCAGTATCAATTGCATTTTGATTTTCTACAAATCCTGTTGTAGTAGAGTTTGCCAACTGTGATAATATACCATTGCCATTTTCTCTCCTAAAGGCAGCACCTATATTAGCACCTCGTATTTCAGGTGGCGTGTAGACAACTGGTGTGAATCTAATAGTGCCTTTATAGTCACTTTGCTTATTAATTGGAAATGTAAAAGGGCTTGCGTTTTCTTTGGGCATATTTTTAACCTAATAAATAAAAAGGAATTATATAAGATATTTATACACTAAAATGGCATACTCTGGAAAGTATATAGTTAAAAACCCATCTAAATACAAAGGTGATCATACACGTGTTACTTATCGCTCTTTATGGGAAAGAAACTCATTCGCTTGGTGCGAAAACAACCCTAATATAAAAAATTGGTCTTCTGAGGAAACAGTAATACCATATTACTATGATGTTGATAAAAAGTATCATAGATACTTTATGGATCTTAAAATTACTTATACTAATGGTAAAACGTGTTTAGTTGAAATTAAACCAGACAAAGAAACTAAACCACCTAAAAGACCTGACAAGACAAAGCGTTACTTGAATGAATCATTAACCTATATTAAGAATATGAATAAATGGGAAGCCGCAAGAGAATACGCCAAGGATCGTAATTGGGCGTTTGAGATATGGACTGAAGACACCTTGACCAAAATGGGGATACTAAAAAAAGCTCTAAAACCATTAAAGCCATTAAAACCTCTTAGAAAACCTAAGAAAAAACCTAAGAAAAAGGTATAAATAACTACATGAGTAATATTTTTAAAAACTTAGAATTAGAAGCTTTTCGTAACGGAATTCAGCCACGCACTAAAGAGTCGCGTGAATGGTTTCGTAAGAAGGCTGTTAAAATGGGTAAAGTCAATCGTGCAACTTTAATGAAAGAAGATCCTATTATTCTAAAGAATAGAACTGTTCTTGGATCTATGTGTATGTTTTTCTATGACCCAAAAGGTAAAGACACGTTACCATTCTATGATTCATTCCCTTTAGTTATCGTTTTAGGTCCTGCCAAAGGTGGATTTATGGGGTTGAATCTACACTATTTACCATTAACCTTACGCGCAAAGTTTTTAGACAGCTTACTTGATGTGACAAACAACACAAAATATAATAGAAGCACTCGATTTGATGTGACTTATGATCTTTTAAAAGGCGCGGCAAAGTTTAAAGAGTTTAAACCATGTCTAAAACATTACTTGTCCGGTCATGTAAGAAGTCGGTTTGCATTTGTAGAATCTCCTGAATGGGAAATTGCGGCTTTCTTACCAACAGCAGACTTCCAGAAAGCGACTAAAACTAAAGTCTATGCAGATTCAAGAAGAAAGATTAATACATGACGTATAGTGTAGATCAATTAAAAGGATTGATGTCTAGTAAAGGTGGCATTGCAATGGGCAATGTCTACAGAGTTATGCTCCCTTCACTTCCGGGTGCAACTTCTACAGATATAAATTTGTTATGCTCAAGAGTAAATATCCCAGGTAAACAGGTTGCTACTTATGATCGAGAGATTGGTCATAAGATGGAAAAAGTTGCATACAGACAAATATATGAAGATGTTACTATGACTTTCTTTTTACTGAATGATTATGGTGTTCGTAACTATTTTGATACTTGGACAAACGCAATCGTCGATCAAGACTCTTATCAAATAAAGTATAAAGATACATATACGAAACAAATTAGGATACAACAATTAAAGAAAGGTATTGGCCTTCCTGTGTATTCTACACCATTGGGACTACCTTTGCTACCATCAGAAATACAAAACAGACTCCCAACTATAGCTGGGTTTGATCTTGCACAAGGGACATTTGACTTAGATTTTATTACAGACGATAAAGTTGTGTATGAAGTCTTTTTAGAAGAAGCTTTTCCTACTACTATAACAGGCGTAGAACTCGGTAATGCTAATGGTGAAATACTTGAGTTTAACGTCACTTTTTCTTATACTAAATACAAAACAAAGAGTAGACAAGCAACACCTACTAGCGATTTTATAAAATCGCAACTTGGTACATTATTAACTAATATATGAGGACTACCTGAATGGCACTACCAAAACTGAATGATACTCCAAAGCACGAACTTATTATACCTTCACTCAATCAAAAGATTAGATATAGACCTTACTTGGTGAAAGAAGAAAAGGTTATGATGATGGCTATGGAAACACAAGACATGACGGCAATTCTTAATGCTGTGGCTGATACAGTCGATTCTTGTGTTCAAGATGAAATTAGTACGAAAGATTTGGCTATATTCGACATTGAATATTTGTTTACACAAATACGAGCAAAGTCTGTTGGTGAAAGTAGCAAAATAAATCTCAAATGTTCTAATAAAGAATGTGAAGATGATAATGAGATTGATGTAGATATTTCAAGCATCGCAATTGATGTTCCTAATATTGATCATGTTATTAAAATTACTGATGAAATTAGTATAGAAATGAAATGGCCTTCATATTCTGATATGTTAGATTTGGGTGTCACAGATGAACAATCAGCTAATCAAAATGCTTTCGAAATGATTGCTAAATGTATTAGTGCAATCGTCACAGAAGAAGAAAGAATTGTCACATCTGAAGTACCAAAAAAAGAAGTATCAGACTTTATTGACTCTATGACTAAAGACCAGTTTTCTAAAGTAAGTGCTTATATCGAATCTATGCCCAAATTATCCCATACAGTCAATTTTGATTGTAGCAAATGTAAACATGCTAATGAAATTGTTTTAGAAGGTTTGGCAGATTTTTTTTAATATGTCTTTCTCACGATAACTTAGTGAATCATTATGGAATAAATTTTCAATTAATGCAACATCATAGTTACTCATTAACTGAAATAGAACAAATGATTCCGTGGGAAAGAGAAGTCTACTTAAATATGTTAATGGATCATTTGAAAGAAGAAAAAGAAGCAGAAAGACAAAGGAACGCCTAACATGGCTGATGCAACACTCAATGACGTAATATTAAAATTGCGTGCTGATAACGACAAACAATTAAAAGAACAACACAGCACAACAAATGCAATTACAAGCTTGTCTAGCACTATACGAGCGTTGCTTGAAAAAATGGAAGGCGATGCATTAAAGAATCGTGAGGCTTTACTTGAGGCTAGGAAAAAAGATAATCAAGATAAAAAAGATAAAGCCACTAGCAAAGCTAATGATAGTAAAAGTTTAGCTGTATTTGGTAATCCTTTTAAAGGTCTATTCAGTAGTATGGGTTCGCTTGTTGCATTTGCTGGAGCATTTGCATTGGCTACTGAAGGCTTCGGCCCTTCTATAAAAGATTTGAATAAACTTACAGGTAATGTGGCTAAATTTACAGCAAGTATGAACAGATTATTTCTTTTGCCAGCAAGATTAATAAAAGACCTTGCAGTACCTCCTGGAAAATCCATATACAATAATGTCTTTAAAAATATTAAGTTGATTGATGATGCGATAGAGAAACGTTATAGCCCCTTTGTAAGACGAGTGACTCCGGATGATATTGCAAAGGGATTGAAAACAAAGAGTGGAGACCTAGCTAAACTTGGACAGTTCACTAAGTTAGAAGATCCAAGAGAAAGTTCGCTTACTCAAAAACAAAAACCTCAAAGCCCCTTAGTTCGTTTTTTTAATAACCTAAAAAGTATGATTAAAAGCGTTACGCCTACCAAAACAATACAGAGTGCGATAGAAAAACTAGCACCAGTATTTGAAGCAATTAAAAATAATAGAGTGTTGTTAAACATTGTTAGGTTTGTAAAACCTCTTGCCGCAATCCTTTCTGTATTTGATGGTATTAAAACCGCCAGAAAAGAGATGGAAGACGAACAAGGTATTGTTGATAAAATATTTGCTGGTACAGGTGGTTTGATAGGCGGAACTGTTGGTGCTTTCTTTGGAGAGTTTGCAAACATGCTAAAAAATATACCTATTTTTATTATCAAAAAAATGTTACCAGAAGATTATTTAATAACAGATGAAAATGGTAATGTTACTATTAATAAAGATAAAAACCTATTCACTAAAATTTTAGGTGGAATAGAAACACTCGACTTTAATCAATTACTTAAAGACATTATTCAAATTCCATTTGAAGCATTGGGTAGTGCATTCACATCTATAACCACTGGTCTTGGGTGGACTGGAACTGAAGAGGAACAGAAAAAATCAAAAGAATCATGGAGTAAATGGTGGAATAACTTTAAGACATTAAACGGTTTCGGACAGAATGTATCTAGTATGTTTGGCGTTGCCTTTGAATTAATATATTCTCCTATCAATGCAATATTAGAGGCACTTTTAAAGAATTTCACTAAAGATGGTGAAGATAGAGAAAAAACTACTCTGATGCAAAAGATAAAAACTTTTACTAAATTTTTATTCAACTTGATCCCAAGTAAACAAGATATTATTGACA